TATGGAAATAGACTTAGAGAAGATTAAGAAGCTCCCACCTGATATCAAGAAAGACTACATGAAGATGTACTTAAAGCTTGATGAAAAGAAAAAGATAACCAAAATTAAAAATGATTTTTTGTCATTTGCCAAACACATGTGGCCAGAATTCATTGAAGGTAGGCACCATAAAATTATTGCAAAAAAATTTAACGATTTGGCAGAAGGCAAAATCAAACGACTTATTGTCAATATGCCACCAAGACATACAAAGTCAGAGTTCGCCAGCTCCTTGCTACCCGCATGGATGATCGGGCGTAAGCCAAAGCTTAAAATAATTCAAACTACTCACACAGGAGAACTAGCCATACGATTTGGTCGTAAAGCTAAAACTTTAATGGACTCTACAGAATACAAACAAGTGTTTGAGACAAGACTTAGAGAAGATAGTCAAGCAGCGGGCAGATGGGAAACCGAACAAGGTGGTGAATACTTTGCATCAGGTGTTGGTGGAGCAATAACAGGTCGTGGTGCAGATTTATTGATTATTGATGACCCACACTCAGAGCAAGACGCAATGAACCTAACAGCTCTTGAACGTGCGTATGAATGGTATACATCTGGCCCACGTCAAAGGTTGCAGCCAGGTGGTGCTATCGTTTGTGTAATGACACGGTGGAATGTTAAAGATCTAACAGGTCAGTTATTAAAACATCAAAAAGAGGCTAAGTCAGATCAATGGGAGTTGATTGAGTTTCCAGCTATTATGCCATCGAATAAACCAATATGGCCTGAGTATTGGAAACTAGGAGAACTTGAGACTGTCAAGGCATCATTATCTATTGGTAAATGGAATGCACAATGGATGCAAAATCCAACGTCTGAAGAAGGTGCAATTATTAAACGAGAGTGGTGGAATGTTTGGGATAAAAAAGATATGCCACCTTTAGAACACGTTATTCAATCTTATGACACAGCGTTTATGAAAAAAGAAACAGCCGATTATAGTGCTATCACTACTTGGGGTGTCTTTAGAGATTCAGAGGATAGTCCACAGCAGTTAATATTAGTCGATGCACTAAAAGGAAGGTACGAGTTTCCAGAGCTCCGTCGTGTTGCTAAAGAACAATATGATTATTGGAAACCAGAAACTGTATTGATTGAGGCAAAAGCTAGTGGCTTACCACTAACATATGAACTTAGAGCTATGGGTATACCTGTTGTTAACTACACACCTTCAAAAGGAAACGATAAACATGCACGTGTAAATGCAGTTGCACCTTTGTTTGAAAGTGGTATGGTGTGGGCACCCGAAGAAAAATTTGCAGAAGAAGTTATTGAAGAGTGTGCAGCTTTTCCTTATGGAGATCATGATGACTTAGTTGATAGTATGACTCAAGCCATAATGCGTTTTAGACAAGGAGGGTTAGTTCCACATCCTGAAGACTATGAACAAGAAAAAATTATTAAAACTAAAAGAACATATTACTAATGATTAAAGGCAAAAAATTCGGACCTCCACCTAAAAGTGGACCCAATCCACAAGGCTTGAATATTGGATATAATACTGTTAAGACAGTGAAACTGGAGAAAATAAATGGCAGAAATAGAAAAGGCCTTACCCAACGAGGTAAGAAAAGAAATTAATATTCCAAATGTTGAAGACATACAAGTTGAGTTAGAAGAAGATCAACAAAATCTTAATCAACCAATTGACGTTCAACAAAACGAAGATGGTAGTGTCGATATAAATTTTGATCCATCAATAGGAAGCCAAGAACAAGGCGAAGACCATTTTTCAAATTTAGCTGAATTATTACCTGACGATGTATTAGATCCATTAGGTAGTAAAATGTATGAAGACTATGCAGATTATAAATCTTCAAGAAAAGATTGGGAAAAAACTTACACTCAAGGACTAGAACTTTTAGGTTTTAATTACGACGATAGAACAGAACCTTTTAAAGGTGCAAGTGGTGCAACTCATCCAGTATTAGCAGAAGCCGTAACTCAGTTTCAAGCACTAGCTTACAAAGAACTATTACCTGCCGCTGGCCCTGTTAGAACTCAAATTATAGGCATGCCTACACCTGATAAAGAAGCTCAGTCTATGAGAGTAAAACAATTTATGAATTATCAAATTATGTCAGAGATGCCAGAGTACGAAGCAGAGTTTGATCAAATGTTATTTTATCTACCACTAGCAGGTTCATCATTTAAAAAAATTTACTATGATGAAATTATGCAAAGAGCAGTTTCAAAATTTGTACCCGCAGTTGATATTGTTGTACCTTATACTGCAACATCACTTGATGATTGTGAATCTATTATACACAGAGTTCGTATGTCAGAAAATGAATTACGAAAACAGCAAGTAGGTGGATTCTATCGAGACATAGAAATTAATCCATCTTACATGGATGAAACAAGTTCTCAAAAAGCTGAAAGAGAACTAGATGGTACATCTAAAGGAAGAGATCAAAGAATGTATACTCTTTTAGAATGTCATGTAGATTTAGACCTAGAAGGTTTTGAAGACTCTGGAGCAAACGGCGAACCTACAGGAATTAAAATTCCATACATTGTAACTGTAGAAGAAGGAACAAGAAAAGTTTTATCTATCAGACGTAATTATGAAATAGGAGATCCATTAAAAAGAAAAATAAATTATTTTGTACATTTTAAATTTTTACCAGGTTTAGGTTTTTATGGTTTTGGTTTAACTCATATGATTGGTGGTTTATCAAGAACAGCTACAGCTGCATTAAGACAATTGTTAGATGCAGGAACGCTATCTAATTTACCCGCAGGATTTAAGATGCGTGGAATTAAAATGCGAGATGAAGCACAATCGATACAACCAGGAGAATTTAGAGATGTAGATGCACCAGGTGGAAACTTGAAAGATGCATTTATGACATTACCGTTTAAAGAACCATCTCAAACTTTATTATCACTTATGGGTGTCGTGGTACAAGCAGGGCAAAGATTTGCATCGATTGCCGATCTGCAAGTAGGAGACGGGAATCAACAAGCAGCAGTGGGCACGACAGTCGCTATGTTGGAAAGAGGATCGAGAGTAATGTCTGCGATTCATAAAAGAATGTATGCTGCAATGAAAAAAGAATTTACGATTTTAGCTAGAGTATTTAAATTATACTTACCTCCAGTTTACCCTTACGATGTTATTGGTGGACAAAATGAGATTAAACAATCTGATTTTGACGATCGAGTAGACATTTTACCAGTTGCTGATCCTAATATCTTTAGTCAAACTCAAAGAATATCTTTAGCTCAAACGGAAATGCAACTAGCTGCTTCAAACCCTCAAATACATAATCAATACGAAGTGTATCGAAACATGTATGAAGCACTAGGGGTAAAAGATATTGATTTAATATTAAATAAACCAGAACAACCAATGCCAAAAGACCCTGCATTAGAGCATATTGATGCTTTAGGATCTAAACCTTTTCAAGCATTTCCTGGACAAGACCATCAAGCACATATTACAGCGCATTTAAATTTTATGGAGACTAATATAGTAAAAAATTCACCAGCAGTTGGTGCTGCAATACAAAAAAACATACTTGAACACATAAGTTTAATGGCTCAAGAACAAATTGAAGTAGAATTCCAACAAGAATTACCTCAATTGCAACAAATGATGCAAATGGCACAACAAAATCCACAAATGCAGCAACAAGCAAAGATGTTACAAGAGAAAATAGACGGTAGAAAAGCAATTTTAATATCAGAAATGATGGATGATTTTGCTAAAGAAGAGAAAAAGATTACTTCACAGTTTGATAACGATCCAATTGCTAAATTAAGATCTAGAGAACTAGATTTACAAGCTCAAGAAAACACTAGAAAAGAAAAAGAAGGTGAAGAAAGACTAAATCTTGATAAAATGAGAGCTATGATGAACCAAGAAAACCAAGAAGAAAAATTAGATCAAAATGAAGAGCTTGCAAAACTAAGAGCAGACACTTCTATTGAAAAAACAATTTTAAGTAAAACAATTCCATCAGCAGGAAAGATACCTGATGCTGTTTCAATTGTAAGAAAAGGATAATATTATGGCATTTCCAATATTAGGTGCATTAAAACTTGCAATGAACGCTGGTTCGCACATTTATAAAAAGAAAAAAGAAACTCAAATGATGATGGCNAATGCACAGGCTACCCATGCGCAGAAGATGGCAAACGGGGAATTAGAATACTCGGGCAAACTTTTAGAGGCAAGACAATCGGACTGGAAAGACGAGTTTGTATTGGTTGTGTTAACGCTTCCAATTTTAGTGATTGCGTACGGGGTCTTCTCGGACGATCCGGCTGCATCTCAAAAAATAAAAGAGTTCTTTGACCAATTCCAAGACCTTCC